AAATCAATGGAAATATATTTAAAATCAATTTCAGATAAATTTATATTTCTTGCTTTAAAATCTTCTATTAATTTATTTTTTCTTATTTCGTTAATTTTCATCTTAATTTAACCCACAATCAATATAATCTTTATAATCAGGGATGAACTTAAAACCCTTATCTTGTGCAATAATCAAAGTACCATACCTATTTATATTTTTCATTTTGTTTTTACCTCTTTGTTTTAGTTATCACAATAAGGACACTCAATAGATATTAAACCTTTTTGTGTATATCCTGTATTCTTACAATGAATACATTTGTTTTGGTTGTTGTTATTCATAATATATCAATAGACGTACTACTATAATAAACTATCCTATATGTAGCATATAGTACTATATACAAGCATATACTTATGGTGTTACTATATAGTTATACTAAACATTTATATACCACCTTTACTTTATACTATATATTCTCTATACGTCTTTTAAGGTGTATATAGGTAAATAAAAGGTTATTTGAACCCATCGGAAGCAGGTAATCCCAAATAAGGCTTGTTATTGTGTATAAAGCAATAATAACAAAGGGTTTTATGAAAGATTAATTAATCTAAGTTAATATATCCAAAAGAGTATTAATTACGACAAACTTGTGAAAACAAGCATTAATCAAACAGGATGTACTTTAAGAAGGAGTCTGTCAAGGAAAGGGGTTGTAAGGGCATAGGGTGAAATCCTATGCTTATAGGGTAGTGATAATAAAATAATCTTCCCAGAGCCTAGCAATAGGCTCACAAAAGCATACCATAGGATACAGATAAACCTATACCCTTACCATTATTATAATTTATATATATATCTATTCTAAATACTTCTATGTCATTTGGTTATACGAAGGATTATATAGAGTATACCATATATGTAGTATATCTTAGTAGTGATTATGTAGTAAGGTGTAGTATAATGTAGTGTGGTATATGTAGTATATGTAGTATTTACCACACTAACTATATACATTCTTATTCATCTTACTATGTTTGAACGAGCGTAGTGAGTGAGTGGGATTGTTAAGGTCTCCTTAACTAATACATATGGAGATATATATATACTATGATATAACTATATAATATAAACTATACATTCTATTACACTAGTATTTATATAGATACTCTACTCTCTATATATTCAAGAACGCAAATTGTGATAAGATAGGGGTGTGTATACTGAGCTGGTGACCTTTATGTATTAAAGACATACCTCTGTGTTACCCTTTAAAAAAAAGAGTGTGGTGAGATTATATTGATAGAAATTAACAACAACGATAATGTAGTTATTTTAGATAATAAGAAAGGTATGATACCAAGAGAATACAATTTAGTAAGTTTTTCTTCTTTAAGTAAGTTTTTACGTATTAATAAGAATTCTTTAAGGGTTCCTTTGTTTCCCCATGTTCATGTTAATGGTTGTGGTAAACTCTGTTTACATTTAAGTCCATTGAATACACCTCTTAAAGTTAATACCTCTAATGATCTAAAACGTTGTAGGGTTTGTGGTAAGATGGAGAAGCTTAGTATGTTTGATATAATATATTGTAACTGTATTAAATATCCTGTTGATTATGTTCTAAAGAATGGTGCTAAACAATGAAATTAAGAAAGAAAATGCATGATGATTGGGCAACACCTAATGAGTTTATTATTAAATATGTTTTACCATATTTTGATTCTTATGAATATATTGACCCTTGTCCATTAAATTCAGATTTTAATGGTCTTGAACTTGATTGGGGTAAACAAGCTTTTGTTAATCCACCTTATAACAGAAAAGATAAAGAATTGTTTATTAGAAAAGCTTATGCAGAGAGTAAGAAAGGTTGTAAAGTTGTAATGCTCCTTCCTGTTTCAACTAGTACTAAGATATTTCATGAGATTATATATCCTCATGCTGATATTAGGTTTATTAAAGGTCGTATTAAATTTATTGGTATTAATACAAAAGGAGAAAAAGTAACTAATAAATGTGGTATGCATGATAGTATGTTAGTTATTTTTGAGGGTACTAAACAATGAAATCTTTAAGTGATGAAGAAATAGAGAAACAAAGTAATGAGCTTGATAAGAGTGTTAGAGCTACTCGAACAGAGAAACGTGGTAGACCAAAGAAGCGTAAGACAGGGAAATATACTATGAGCCCCAGAGCTTTGGTTCAACGTCAAGTAAGTTGGGCAAAAGCCTTAGAACACATGCCTGTTGGTAATAAAAGAGGCAGTAACAAGAAAAAGATAACAGATGGGTTTCAACACATGACAAAACTAAAAGAACTAACAAACTGTGAGAAGTGTGCTTGTAAGGCATATTGTAGTGTTTATCCAACTATTGATGAAGACAAACCAGAAAGCATGACAAAGTGTCCTTTATGGTTAACCTATCGAAAGAGTATCATTGATGTTATCGGTAACCCTTTGAGTTACCTTGCACAGAAGGCTGGAGCTTTGGACCTTGCTATTGCCAAACAACAAATGAAAGACCAGAGTGAAGGTGTTATCATCAGTAAAGAAATGCTTGCTGCTACAAAGTTAGCTATGGAAGCTGTTAAGATTGCACAAAAAGAAGAGAGAAATGGTAAGGGAAAGAGTAAGGTGATGGATGCTAAGAGTATCAATGAAGAAGTTGTTGATGCTGATTTTAGCATCCCTGGTGAATAAATAATATACTATGACTGAATCAAAAGATTGCATATTTAACAAAGTACCAAGTGAATACATTGACACCTATAATCAATACTTTGATTTAAAATGGTTAAAAGGTCATTATAAACAGAAGAAGGATGGTTTCCATGTTCAGTATGCAGAGATGCATCCCGTAACATTTTCCTACTTCATGTTGGGTAAAAAGCTTAGAATGTATCAAGCCTTTGCCATTGACCAAATTCTAGTCAATCCCAAGACAGCTTTGTGTTGGGCAAGACGTACTGGTAAAAGTACCTTGGTTGCAGTGTTATCCTTATGGATGTGTTATTTTAATAAGTATCCCAAGAATGCCATGGAACGATTCACAGTCATTGGTATTGTCAGTAAAGAGAATGATGCTGCCAAGAAGTTATTAGCAGCTGTTAAAGGTTTAATATATGATGGGGATGTTCGTTGGTACAATGTTACCAAGGGTAGTACTAGTGAAGAACGTAACCATTTCAGTAAAAGACTAACTGAACCAACTAATGCTGAACAGATTACCTTCCATAACAAAAGTGTCATTAAAAGCTTCCCCCCCACAAAGAAAGTTAAAGGTTGGGGTTTTTCCTTCTTATTCATTGATGAGATAGCTTATCTTGATCCTAAAGAAGAAGACCCCGAAGCATTCTATTCTTTAACCTGTATGCCGACTTTAGCAGACTGTGGTGGAAAGATTTGTATTGCCAGTACACCAGCCGGTTGTAATGGTTTATTCTATACGCTGTTTGACCCTGAAGATAAGATTGGAACAGATTATTTCCGAATACAATTTAGTTGGATGATTAATGAAGAGTGTGAAACCTACAAAGCTATGGTTTTAGCTGAGAAAGATAATCTTAGAAAACAAGGAAAGGAAGCTTATTTCTTACAGGAGTATGAAGCTGATTTTACTGTTGTTCAAAGTTCTTTCTTTGATAAAGATGATATTGATAATTACTTTGATAAAACAATGCATGACGTATATGAATGGCATAAAAGTCCTTGTAGTGTTGGAATTGATTTTGGTATTAGTATTTGTCGGACAACTGTAACAGTCAAGACAAAGTACCAAGGAAAGCTTATAACCCTCTATCACAGAGCATTCCCTGTTGGTTTTGATAATAACTTACTGATGGCACAAGGTACTGATGATGGTGTACCTAATTTATGTAAACGTTATGATGTTCAATGGTTAGTTCCCGAAGAGAGTAGTATCAGTGATATGTTCGTTAAATGGTGTAAGCGTGAGGGTTATCCCACCTTTGCTTATAGATTTAGCCAGGGTAACCTTGGTGGTAAGAACACAGCCTATCACACTTACAGAGCCATGCTTAAACAAGAAGACTACATGAAGAGTTATCAGATTCCTTTATTACGAGAAGAGATGTTAGGATTACAAGAGATTAGAGAGAAGGTTAATTGGATCATATCTAAACCCTCTGGTGGTAGTGATGATTGTATTGATAGTGATGTTTATGCTACCACCCCTTTTTTCATGGATGAAGGTTCTGGTTGGTATGGCATTGGTAATACTGATAACAGTGATTTGATTAAGAAAAAGTTAGAACAACAAAAGAAGGGTTTTGATATAAGTACAAGGAATCAACGGAAAGATAATGGTCTTAGATTAATGACAGGACCTTGTAATTATGTATCCAACCCCTTATAAATATTAACAAGATATTGAAGAATTAAAAAAGGAGTGTAAGAAAAATGAAAGAACAAAATAAAGTAAAAGAATCAAAAGACCCCCTACAACAAAGCCCAGAAAAGTATTGGGAAGAAGTTATCCGAACCAATAAGTTTAATATTAAAGGTGAGAAATCTAATATTGATAAATTTGAAAAGGGTAAAGAACTCTTAGCTAAAAGACTTAAAGAAACAGAAACTGGATTAGATTTAGATTTAGAAGAAACAAAGTTAATGAAGAAATTATATCCTAAGTATGGTAAAGATTATGAAAACACTGATGAATTTAAGAAGTTTTTTGTTAAGAAGTTTAATTTTATTATAAAAAATATAAATAATAAACTTAAAACTTCTATGGATGAATACAAATACCAACTTAAAATGGCTGCACAAAGCACTAGTGAATCAGAAAGATTAATTAAAGAATATCAAGGTAATCTTAGAGAAGCTAAAGTTAAGACAGAAGGTGCTATTAAAGATAATAAGAAGATGTTTGGTTAATCTTATTATTTTATTTTTTCTTTTTTATTTCGTATGCATGTCGTCTAAAATATACTTTTAAAAATATATGTTTAAATATACACAATAGAAAACCTTATAAAGGGGTTTATCCTAACAGTTTCAATATATGATTTATTTTGTTATGAAGTATCTCATATATCCTATAGAGCCAGAGATTTCAACTAAATATTGAGATTGATGATGGTTTTTCCCAGTTTTCCTATTAATGCAGGTAACTTATTTAAGACCTTTCATGCACACTCGTGCATCAAGAGGCATTGTAAAAAACTTTAATCCAGCACCTAACAGTGAAGGGATAGAACCTCCTAATAGTTATAAAGCTATGGAAACCATGTGGAAACGTGATGAGGTTATAGCAACTGCTTTTGATACCACTGTTGATATGGTAACAAGAAACGGTTGGGATTTTGTTAAAAAAGATGCCGAAGATTCTAATTCTTATGATAGTGAACGAAAGAAAGCTATTACTCAATTTGAAGAACTTAATTTTTCAGAAGTTCTTGACAATTTATTATATCAAATGATAAGTTATGGTGATGCCTTTTTAGAACTTAGAAGAATTGGTGGAACTTTAATTGATGAGTTTCATCCTTTAGAAACCACAGAAATGAGGATTAAATATAATGCTCATGGTAAGGTTAATGGTTATATTCAAATACCTTCTAATTATAATTCTTCAAGTTCATCCAAAGCAAGTGCTACTGTTCCTGGTTCAGTTAATTTTAGTACCAATAGTGTTATTCATTTTAGAATGAAATGGATGGGTAGTAGACTTTATTCTGAAACTCCAATGGAACCAATATCACGTATATGGGCAACCAAACAAAATGCTTTTAATTACTTAGATCAAATGTTTATGAATCTTCATCCAGAGTTATTCATTCATTTAAGGGGTGCTAACAAGGACCAATTTATGGAAGTACAAGAGACATTATGGAGAGCTAAGACACAACCAGCTCAACCAATACTAACTTATGGTGCAGCAGATTCTTCCACAGACATTAAAGAATCCACTGCTAATTTTGGTAACACTCAAGGTTTGTTTCCGGTGTTAGATGATTTACGTAATGCTGCTTTGAGAATAACTAGAGTACCTCCTGTATGGGTTAATATGGCAAATCCAGGTGGGTCCGATAAAGGTAACAGTGAAGCTTCAATATTTGGTTTTGAAACTCGTGTTAAAAAGATACAACAAAAAGTAGAAAATATCATAAATTTAAGATTACTCCCTTTACTAAATTATCAAAATATTGCTTTTAATTTTAATCCAATCTCCTTTAAATCTGAGAAAGATGCTGTTCAAAATGCAGCCGTACTTCATTCTATGAATGTTAAACCACAAGGAATAACTAAATACCTTAGAATCTATGGTGTTACATCTATTAAAGAAGAAGATTTTACAACACCCGAAGAAATGATGGAACTACAACAAAGCATGCAACCAACTGGTGAAGGTAATCAAACTGCAAGGAATCAAACAAGTCCCAGCAGAAAACCCAGTGATAAAAGTTCTGTTACTAACAATCGTGACCAAACAGGAAGTAGTGCAGCTGGTAGTAAAAAACTTGAAGAACAAGGAATGAATACAAGGAGTATGACTAATTTTGCTCAATACCCTTATACATATAATACAGGTGATATATAATGCCAAGAAAAGATGGAACAGGTAGATTAGGTCGTGGTAAGAGTTGTAACAGTACAGCTAAAAGTGATAGGTCAGGTAGAGGAAAAGGCTTAGGTGTAAGAAGAGGAGTAGGTAGAGGAAGAAAATGATAAAAGGATATAGTGATTTTGTTCAAGTACGTGCAGGTCAAGGAACAGATAAGAATAAAGTTTATGTTCGTGGTTATGCCTCCATGAAAAACAAACCTGATATTTATAATTATTTAAAACTTCCTAACGGAAAATCAAGAACTTTCAAAAGTTTATTTACAGAAAAATGTATTAAAGATGTTAAAAAACAATTAGAAAATAAAGCTATATTTGTTGATGGTTTACATGAAACAGCTACTAATATGGGTATAATGGGTTTAGCTAAAAAATATAATTTCAAAGAAGATGATTTACATGATGTTCAAGCTGCCTTAAAAATGAAAAGGTTTCCTTTAGCTAAATTAGTTGATTTTGATATTGATGAAAAAGGTTTATTAATTGGTACTGAAACAAATCCTAACTTTGCTAAAGTTGATACAGAACATAAGAATTATTATGAAGCTGTGACTGGTAGTTTAATGGATGGTTATTTAAAAGGATATAGTTGGAATTTTGACATACCAGAGGGTGGTGTTATCTCCGAAGTAGATAATACTGGAAACCAGATGGATTATATTAACAAGATTGATGTTTACGGTGTAAGTTACACTGATAATCAAGCACTTCCTGAAAACGAATTTACTGATGTTTGCATGAGAAGTCTTGGAAATTTTATTAAGGTGAGAAATATGACTGAACAGAATGAAACGAATGAAACAAAAGAAACACCTGCTCCTCAACAGGCAGCACCAAAAGAGGAACAAAAACAGACACTAGATGTTGCTAAAGAAGTTGAAAAACAGGTTCAAGTAGAACTTGCCAAACGTGATAAAGCAGTTGAACAAAAAACTATTGAACAAGAAAGGGATGATTATAAGAAACAACTTGATGAGATACAAACTAAACGTGATACTCCTAAAGTTGAACCTAATGGTCAACCACAAAGTACTGTTCCCCAAGAAGACAAATATCATGATCCAGTTAATCCAGAGGATAAACCTCCGGAACAATCTGTTGATGATGGTATGAATGCTTTAAAAGAAATTAAAGAACCTTATGATAGTTATATGGATGAAATTAAACGACCAACTTCTGAAAATGAAGTAGGTATTAGAAAAGTTTATTCTCAACAACCTTATAATACTTATGGTAAGGTTTTAGAACTTCAACGTGAATTTCAACTTCACAAAAGACAACTTCCTGGTGAAGATTATACTACTTATGTTCAAAGGCAAGCAATTTTGAATAGTAAGCAAGCAGATATGTCTGTTAAACATACAAAACAAATTTAGGTGATAAAATATGGATTCATTTATGAAAGTAAGAACAATGTTAGGTGGAGGAGTTGCAGCTAATTCAAGCGTTATTTCCCGTAACACAACTGGTTCTTTTAACATTGATACTGCTGGGGATTCTGGCTCAGTAGAAACACAAAAGATCGCAGACTCTATGATAAGAGATGCATTTTCCAGAGATACAGAATTTAGACAATTAGTAAGAAGAGAAAACATGGCTCCCGGAAGCATAGTATATTCTTGGATTCTTGAAACAGCTTTAGCAAGTAATGCTGCTTTTTATGATGAAGGGGATGCAGCTGCTCCAAGTGGAACAACAAGAAGTCAATTAACTACTCCTTATAAAGCTCTAAGAGCAGACTATGAAGTATCAGGTTTATTGATTGCTGGTGGATTCTTTGATGTACTTGGTAAAGAAGCAAGTAACGCTATAAGTAAGATGAATCTTGTTGAAGAACAATCTTTTATTAATGGTGCTGATGCTACTGTGGGTATAACAGGGTCTTATCAAGGATTACTTCAACTAATGGCTTCTTATGCTGTTGGTGCTGATTCTACTTCTATTTATGGTATCACAAGAGATTCAGGAGCTCCTTACATGGATGTAGGAACTGTTGATTGTGGAACTTCTGGTAGTGCAACAGGAACATTAAGTTTACATGACTTAAATGCTGCAATTACTGTTCAAGAAAAAGCTAGACTGGATGCACAACCTGCATTTTTAACTTCTTTTGAAAGAGCAGATGAAATTGACGAACTATTACAACCACAACAAAGATTTATGGGTAGTACAGAAATAGCTGCTGGATTCAGAGTTAGAACATATAGAGGTATTCCAATACTAAGAAGTAAAAGAATGGCTTATAATGGTTATACTAACACTGGTTCATGGGATTTAAGTACTGATGCAGACAATGCAATGTATCTTTTAGATATGAAAGAAGTTGTCTTCAAATCTGTAGCTGGTGTTGACCAGATGCACGTTCCAATAAGTGGTATTGGTGATGCAACTGCTGGTGCAGCTGCAACAGGATATAGTAGAGCTGACGCAGTTGGTGGATACTATAAAACGTATGGAACATTTGTTATGACAAGGTTCGATTCACAAGTATTATTGTGGAATATTACAGCACCTTAAATGGGTGTATTTTTTTTCTTTTTTTAAATTAACAACAACAATAAAATAAAGGTGATAAAATATGGCTGGAACATATACAAAAACAAGTCAAACTGTGTTTGGAGATCAAAGAATTTTCTTCTATACAGTTACTAATTATACTAATAATGAAACTTTAACTGTTGAGGGTATGAGAACTATTGAATTAGTAATGCCTATGGTTAATGCAGCAAGTGCATCAGTAGGTTATACGCAAAGTGGAAATGTAATTACATTTAAAACAGCAGCAGATTCTTATGATGGATTTATGATGGTTATTGGAAAATAAAGGTGATTAAAAATGGCTAAGAAAGAAATAGATATAGACAGATATTATTATAATCCAAGTAATGGAGATAAAATTTATTCACATTATACTGATAAAACAGAAGTAGCTTTATCAGATGTTGATAAAAAGAAAGCAGAAGCAGCTAAACAAGCTTGTATTAAACAATCCCAAAAATGGGTTGAATCAATGCCTGCTGCTAAGAAAAAACCTGCTGAATTACGTGGAATTAAAGTTAAAAAAGAAGAATCAAAAGAAGAAGTAAAAGAAGTAAAACAGAAATAATCAGGTGAAATTATATGGGAAGTAATAAAGAACACTCAAGACTGTTCCCTTCAAAATTAGATAATAAAGAACCCTTAGTTGCTACTTTAGGGACTAATGTGACCTTTAATTTTAAGGATGATGGAATAGACACTTCTACTGCCTTTTATTATAATCTAGGGCGTAGTGGAGCTTACAGTGTAAGCATTAGACCATCAGCAATAGTACTGATAACTAAAATGAATGGAATTACATTAACTGATCCAATAACAATCTCAACATCAGGATATGTTGATAAATATATTGAATTACGTGATTGTGAAATACAAACTACAGCTAATAACACTACAATAAAAGTTTTTGCGAGAGGTGGATAAAATGAGTGATACACCAAGTTTTCCAAAACCAATAGCTGTCACTTGTGCTAGTGCTAATACAGGAGCAATAGTAAAGGCAACTAATGAAACAACAGGAATAACTAACACAGGAACAGTAAAAAGTGGTAAAGCAATAATCGAATTAACAAACGTTACTGCTGGAGATATTGTAAACTTTAGAGTAAGTGGTGCATATTTTGGTGGTGGAAGTTTAACTTTAACTGCTTCAAAATCAGCTCCACAAGCTGTAAGTCTTACAATGACTGAAACAACAACAACCAATGCTCCGGCAATTAACTTTTGAGGTGAAACAATAAAAAATGATAAAAAAAACATTGTTTCTTTCAATATTAACTTTTATTTTGATGTTAGGATTAGTAAATGCAGCTAACACTGTAAATTTAATGAGCCCAGCAACAAGTGCAATAGTTAATAGTCCCGTAACATTTACATTTAATATAACAGGTGACTCTTCAAGTTATAGTTGTGTGTTATATACAGATGAAAATGGAACATGGGTAGAGAAAGAAACAAATTCTGGTGTAGCTAATTCAACAGCTACTTCTTTTAGTGCAAGAACAATAGGTGAAATAACAAGTGCAAGTTATAAGTGGAACGTATTATGTGATGCTACCGATTGGGCAGCAGCTAATTACACTTTTGGTGTAGATGATACAGACCCAAGTATAACAGTTAATACACCTTCTGATGAGAGTTGGGATACTGATGGTTTAATTAATATTACAATTACTGTTAGTGACGATAATCCAAACACTTGCATATTAACTTCTACAATGAACACAACAGATAATGCTACACAAGTAAGTACAGCATATTCTGCACAAAGTTATACTAATGCCACAGCCTTTAGTTTTACAGGTTTTGATGGTATTGCAACTTTGATGGCAGATGAGAATACTGGGGCTTATACATGGAGTGTTGTTTGTACGGATGATGCTGGTAATAGTGATAGTGTAAGTACACGAACACTTTATGTGGACACAACTGATCCTAGTGCGTTTATATTTAATACTAGTTTATGGCAAACAGATAACGTACCGTTATTTAATGATACCACAGCTAGTGACTATACTCCACAGATTGGATGGCAAGCTACAACAGAACTTAATTTTGATAGATACAGAATTAGGTTTTATAAAGATACGCTTGGTAATGAAACTTTTGTTGAAAAGAATAT